GTTTCAAATACAGGTATTCCATAAGAATCAATGTATCCTTCGTAGTTCCATTCCATAGGTATGAACAAAGAATATAATCCTGAGCGAGTCTGTCCGTTGCTGTTTCTTTTAGTAACATCTGAGTCGTCATATAATTTTTTAAAGTTTCTACCGCCTTTATCTAAAGAATTTGATGTTGAACCCATCATACACTTACCAATAATTCTACTACCTAATCTAAGGGTGGTTTTCGTAACACGCCAGTTGTTGAGGATGTTGTTCGGGCGTTCCCATTTCCCACTCTCATCGTGGACGAGGAGTTTGAGTTTCTCCCCATCGTAGGAGTTATCGCCGGTGTTCTTCCAATCGATCGTGGTGTCCAATCCCTGTAAATCCTCTTGCGAGGTTTCATTGGTAGCGACGGTAAGTTTTCTTCTTGTGTATTTGGTTGCTGGTACTCTGTAGGCAAGCTCGGTCTTTGGACGGTCCATTCCGTCCTGGGTCGGCTTGAAAAAGAAGGGATAGTTAACTGATATTGGTACCACCTTATCGGTAAACATCTTCTTGGCATCAGGCCCAGATTTTGATAAAATGCCATATCTTGAGTCAGAGGATATGGTCGCCAAATTAACCACCTCTCCTGAGGCCATGAAAGAGAAACCAGATCTACGGTTCTTAAGGTAACACATCCCATAGGATCGTATGTCTGCCTTACAAGCTTCCCAGAAAATGAAGAATAATCTATTTGATTCCCGAAAGTCTGGTGCCCCAACGTCAATTTTACTCCACTGCAAGTACATGTAATGAGTACCAGTAATATAGATAGGCTTATTTTTGTTATAAAACCAAAAACCTTCTTCTCTACAAGTAAACTCTTTATCAATGTAATCATACCACTTTTCTTTAAAATCTTCTGGATACTGTTTAAAATCATAAACTGTTTTAATTTTATTTAAAACTTTAGGATACTCAACTTTGCTCCATTTATTATTATTAAATTTGTGTACGTTATTTTGCTTAGGTAAAGCTATTTTTAAATTTTGAATTTCATAAATCTCTCCTATCGTACCGTCTTTACTAATGACAACCATATCATGTTGTTCATTATAGCCATATTCCCACTTTTTATTTTTATTATATTTATTAAGTGTTGCTGGTGTAATGTAATCTTTAAGTATTGTGTATAAACTTTCTTCGTACATTATTTAGACCTCCCTTCTGCAAATCCTTTAAAACTAGATTTCTTTTTATCTTCAACCTTAGGTTTGTCATCTAACATATTCTGTTCTTCTTCAATACGATTAAGTATTTCAAAAGCATCAAATATAGCTAGTTTTTTAGTAGCTGCAGCATTTTTAAGTCTGTCAGCTGATATATCATCGTCACTGTCTACAATAGCTTCTTTAGCAACTTTAATAAGTTCTTCAACTGCTACTCGTCCAGCTTGGATTATATTTTTCTTCGTTTCCTTCGTACTCATATTTAATTACAATATCATTAGATTCCATACAATATAAACGATCATCATCTACTAGAAACTGCCATTCTCTATTTGGTTTAAAACCAACTAAATCTCCTTCGTTTATATTTGAATTTTTTAAAACACTATTACCGTATTTTAATATTCCTTTTAATTTTTGCTCTTTATCAACGTTAAAATCGTTGTTGTTTTTTATTGGTTGAATAAAACATCTGTTAGCAAAGGTATTCCAACCTTTTTTATTTTTATATAAATATATTTGGTCTAAACTTAAAAAGTATAAATTTTCTTTAAACCAAGACCTGCTAACTTTCTTTTTACCTTTCATGTCGTAAAAAGTTCTAAATACATTTTGATGTATAACTACAGTATCACCTTTATTTATTTTTGTTTTAAAAGCTAATGGTACTTCAATAACTTTAGCTAGTCTATTTACAAAAGTCCATGATTCAATTTTAGTATTAATTACTAAGCTTTTGTCACCTATTTTTATTTCGTTATTGTATTTTTCACCTAATGGTTCTACAATAAAATCATACAAACTTCTCATTAATATTCTAAATCATACTCAACAGATATAGCCATATTAGAATTAAACTTCTTCCACGGCAAAACCTCGTTATTTTTCTTTATAAAAATATTATAAGAATTATCTAAGTCTTCAAACAATATATGAGATATTTCATGCCCACCATAAACTTGTTGACCGATAGCATAATGCATTGCATCGTTTTTATAATCAGACCCAATGCTTATTTTTCTTATATTATTCATCTTTACCTTTAATATCTGATATAGATCCGTCTTTTAAATCTATATTAACATTACCGTACTCTTCTTCAAGTTCTTTTTTAGTTTCTTCTATTTGTTCTCCTAACTTTTTAACATCGCTAGTAAGTTTTTGTTTTTGAACTTCTAAAATACCTATGTTATTCAATAAGTTATTTAAAGAACTTTGTTGATCATTAATTTTTTTTAACTGAGTGTCAGTTACTTTTCTTGATTCCATTTGAATTTATTTAATTTAATTACTATATACTTAAATAGTTACACTATTATTTAAAAGTTTACTTTTACTTTTTTAACTCTTTTATTTCTTCTTTTAATTCTTTTATTATTTTGTATAATTCTTGAGTAGCTGATATATTTAACATTGCTAAAGCATCATAATCAACTGAATGATAATCATCAACTTCTTTACCATATACAAATACTTCACCTGATTTATCTGAATCAACTTTGATTGAATCTCCGTCTGATTCTATTATGTTAACTAATTCTTTTGATCCATCAGGGTAAATTAGTTTTATTTTATCATCTAACTTGCAACACGTGTCAGATCCACAACTGTCTACGTTTATTTTTATAATACCATCTTCGATAGTAGATTTTTCATAAATACATGGTACAACGTCTTTACTTAGAGATACTGCTTCTGGATAATGTTTAATAACTTGTTGTGCTATTACTTTTTTATGAACTCTATCACCGTGTGCTTGATTAACATGCTTATAGTTAGATATTTCAATTTTAGATATAGTTTCTAAATCTTCTTTAGAGTCACTTACTGATATATCTTTTTTAATTCTTTCATCAGAAAATATATGTATACCTGATCCTAAAAATCTACCTTCACCGTAATAGCTTATATCAAATCCTCCTGTTCCTGTGAAATACAGCCATTGAGTGTTAGCCGCTCCTTCTAAAAAGTAGTTAAAATTTGCTCCTATATCATAATTTATAAAACCTTCTACTTCGATAGCTCCTTTAGTAGCCGCTGCGCCTGTACCTACACTTATACTAGTTAGTGAATTAGGTGAACCTGTGCTACTAGCGCCATTTTTAGTAAATACAACGTCTTCTAATAATGTTAGTGTACCTACGCTGTCTGTCCAAGCAATCTCTGAATCAGAACCAATAGTAAATTGACCAGGATTTGTAGGAGCATTACTAGCATTTCTTTTAGCAAACTCTTCAGTATTCATTTGTATTTTTACTTCACCAGCGGTTGGATCAGGGGAAATAATAAGTTGACTTAATGGAGCACTTGCACCACCAAATGATAATGAATCGTTAGTTGATATGGTTGTTGGTTCGAATCCACCAAGAGTACCGTCGGTTGTTTGAATTTGACCATCACACAAGAACCAACCATTGCTGGACTTTCCCACAGCTATTTCACTGTTTATTTTATAACTAGCAGTAACCGAAGTGCTATTCGATGCTGAAATATTAAAATCTGTAGTTGAGTTAGTTATTTTTCCAACATCTATAGAAGTAGTCGATCCAGTTCCTGTGGTAGAAAAAGCTATAGTATCTTGTTGTTCGTTCCAGCTAGATATAAAATTACTAGGTGTTATTCTTACGTTACTAGCTCCATCATATCCAACTATATCAGTTACATTAGTGTAATCTGTTTGGTTTGTAAATTGTGAAAATTTAATATCTGCCATTTTATTTTTATTTTATTCTCTGACCATTAGGTCTAAATTGTTTTCTGTTAACATTTTATCAGTACCGTTTTCTAATATAATAAAATCAGTTATAGGTGTCGATCCAGTTCCGGGAGTATTCGGTATAGCTAATATTGCGTTTGCAATTCCTAATATAGTTGGTGCCATATTAATTTAAAGCTAAAATGTCTAGAGCTGAAGTGCTCGATGCTAATACTCTTATCACTTGTAAAGGAACGTATGAATTATTACTAACGTTTTTTAATAATACAGGATCTTGACTTCCTACTGGTATTACATTTAAATCACCGCCTGTTCCTACAAACAAACTAAAACCTTCGTTACCTTGTTTGTTGTTTATTAAACCGCCGTTGCTTCTATATATATCATAAGTAGCACCACCTGTTAATCCTGGCGCTGATAAAGTAAGTTGCGTGTTACTGTCAACGCTTTCTACTTGTGTTATAGTTCCAGTGCTTGATTCGTATACTACATCTCCAACAGCTACTTTGTTAAAATACCCTGTTTGAGCAGTATTAGTTTGACCATCTAGAAAAGTTGCGCTTGCATCAGTTAACGTAGTTCCTGTGTTTGTATTACCACCACTAGAATAACTACCAGGATGTGGAATATTTATATCGTCATCAATAATAACCGTTATTGCATTTTTAGGTTGTAAATCCATTTTTATTTTTTATTTTTAATTGTTTGAAATTTTTCTGCTCCTCGAGAACCAAAATAAGCTACATAAACTGTAACTAGTAAAGTCTGTAATAAATCAACCCAACCGGTTGATACATTAAATTCCCAATCGAAACTGTCTAATAATATTAATAACACCATAGAGACGGTTAAAAATATCAAAGACATAGGTCTAGTGTTTTTAGAAAGCCATGAGTCTGATTTCATATCGCTAACCCAACGTTTTGAAACCTCTTTCATTTCTACTATATCCATCTCTAAAAGCTTAATAGCTTTTTCTTTATCTTCTATAGGTAATACAGGGTCTTTATGTATTAGGTTTTTAACAAGACCAAAAACCCCAGCGTCTGGTAAAACATCACCCGCTAAGTCTAAAATACCTGGCGCAGCTTTACTTAAAAACTGACCGACTTTAGTTTGGTTGAATTTTTTTTTACTCATCTATTCTATAAGCGTACTCACTTAGTCTTTGGCTAGGTTTAAATTCTGGATCATAATTTGTTTCAACTCCATAACCTGGTTTAGCCATAGCCCAACCTGCTGTTGGATGAGTTTCAAACCATTTTATATAACCTGGTGTATTTTCTCCTCCAAAATGTTTTTGTGCTTCAGCTATACTTAAATATTCTCCTGACTCTATTGGATGTACAATGTGTTTTCTACCTCTTTGATCTTCTTTATAGTATCTACCGTATTTCTCTAATAAACCTGCAGTATAATCTCTTTCTCTAATCACCTTTTGCTCTCTATATTTATCTTTACTTTCTTTTGAAGCATTTTTCCAAGCTTCAATTTCTTCTGGAGTAGTTGCTTGTCTTTCTACTTCTTTGCCAGGTATTATAGCTTCTCCTCTTACTGCTATATTGTTTTCAGCAAAATCAGTGTCTGTGTACTTTAAATTAGCTAAATTATCTTCGGTATTATGTAGCGGTGAGTTACTCATCAAACTACTAATTTTTTTCATTTTAAATCCCATTTTACGCTTTTTTATATGCTTCAGCTTCCCATGGTAGGTTTTTAGCACCTTCTTCCATGTCCGAACGAGAATAACATTTACCTTTCCAATACACATTGTCATTATCATAATCTAAATCACCTCTTTTCATTTGGTCTATATGTACCATTTCATGATCAATTACTTCTTGAGTTTTATCTGGAGAAACATCTTTGTTTATTATAATTGTTAAATTATTATTAGCTTTACCCATAACACCATCTTCCATATCTACATGATAAATAGGAGTATTATCTATTTTATAAGGAGGATTATTTAGTTTAAAACTCATAATTTATTTTTTATAAGGAAACATTTTATTTAATAATTTTTTACGATTACCACAACCACAACCACCAGGAATTGCATCTGCTAGTTTTTTAATTCCCGTAGCTTTTGTAAAAGACTCTATAGTATCACCTAATCCTTTAGCTTTCATCTTATCTATTATGATGACATTTTTTATTTGCAGTAGGAGCGTCATACATTGCAGCAGCTGAATCGTAATTCATTTCAAGCATGCTTTTAGCTTTGTCATAATCTCCACCTGCGTCTGACATTGCTTTAGTGAAAGCATTACCTTCTACTGGTGAATCTGCATGACCGCTTTTTATCGGTGATCCCATTGTTGAACGATAATGTCTAGTTATCCAAGGTCTATCTCCGCTAGCATCTCTTGCGATTGGATTATCTTTTAATAAATCTATTTTTTCTTGTTTGATTGACTCCATTTTTTTTTAGTTTATTTTTTTGATTTTCTTTTGTATATTCTTTGAGCTCTACGAACTTCTCTGTCAGAGCTTTTTTCTTTATCAAAAACACCAGCATCTGAAGCTGCGTCATAATCGAACTCAGCTGATCTGTAATCTATACTAGGTTCTATTTTTTTAGCCATTGAAGGATATTTTAATTCAGCCACAGAATCAGATTCTACAGGTCTTCTTGCGCTAGTATGGTGGCTTAGTTGTTGGTGTTTTCTCCAATACTCATCTGCTGAGTCCGCGTTTGGATTACCTGAATTATCAGCCCCTGCTCTCATGTGACTAGGATGGCCGCTTCTTCCAGATGATGCAGCTTTTTTAGCTGGTGAGCTATGATGTTCTTTATCATATTTCATATCACCTGCTAATTTAGATATATGTTTTTCATCAGCAGTCATATTTTCATCACTGTGACCATGTTTATTATCATAATCGATATCTCTTTTAAGATAATCAATATGAGCAGCGTCATCTCTTTCAGTCGCTTTGTAATTGTCTTTAGTAACTTTAGTGTGAGCGTGGTCTTTTGACCATTTTGCGTTACCTGTATATTCGCCCCAATGTCCTTTGTGTCCCATAATTATGTTTTAATTAACGAAAATGTTCCGTCTTTGTTTTCTTTATATTTTTGTGGTTTAGTTTGATATTCTGAGTCATACATAGCTTGAGTATATCCATCTGTCCCAATTCTAGAAAAATCTTCTTTTCTTTTATCTTCTGCATCTTTAGATTTGTTTCTAGCGTCTATATCCATAGCTGCTTTACCAATTTTATTAAACATGTCTGTATACATATGCGAAGTTGGTATATATTGACCACCTATATCGCCTCCTCCTTCGTAACCTCCTTGGTTAATAGGACTTTTATTAAAAAATGGTGTTGAAAATTTTGAGGCCATAATTAACTATTTGCGTGATAGGCAGCTAAAGCTTTTTCCGCTTCAGATTTAGAGTTAAAACCTTCTCTCCAAATACCACCTTTTTTATTATTTAAAATTGCCCATTTACCACCTTTTTCAACTACGCAACCTGAACCTCCTTCAGATTTAGCGCAACCTTTACCAGATTTAAAAAATGGACTTCCATATTGTGCGTATCCCATAATTTTAATTTTTATGTGTACAACATCTTTTAGTTACAGGTTCCATACCTCCGTAAGGAACTGCGTCTAATTTTAGATGCATACCAGTTATTCCTGAACTAGATCCTTCACCGTGAAGTCTACCTTTTTGGCTTAATGGTCCGTCCCATATATGTGACTCACCTACTATACCAACTTTACCTTTACCCATTTTTTCTGCGTGCGGGTCGTGTATTATACTTTTATGATTCATAATCGTGTTATATTATTTATTAATTTTTTTCTCCTTGTGAACCTCTACTCATAGAGAAGTCTCTTTTAGCAGATGATTCTTCAGTTTCAGAAGAACTACCTTTGCAATTTTTTCTTGCTTCTTTTATTTGCTTAGATGTCATATTGTGAGGAGGATTACTAGCAATATCGTAATCAAACTCTGCTGAGCATGGATCTATTGCTGGTTCTTTTTTCATTAAACCAGAACCTCCAAACATACCCATAGCTGTTGCTTGAGAACTTGGATTAAATATTGAAGGAGGAGTTTTAATCTGTTGATTAGCTACGCCTGTTAGACCATTTACGTTGCTCATATCTGTTACACCACTTCCTTGTGGTTGCATCGAACTAGCTGCTTGTTGAGCTTGAGCTGCAGCTATTGCATTAGCGTTGCTAAGAGAATTAATCATTTGATTATTACCCATACTACCAAACATACTACTTGGTGTCATTAATGCTCCGAAATTTAATGGACCTTTACTCATCTTGTTTTATCTTTATTTAAATTATAAATAGCTTTTGTCATTACTTTATCCATATAAGAGTTTCCAGTTATTATTGTATTTCTACTAGCAACATTTATATCTTCTTGACCAAGCATTATTCTATATATACGCTTTATTAATTGTTTACCTTTAAATGATATTTTGTATATATTATACTTTTGTGTGGTTCTATTTCTATTTCTCCAAACAACTATCCAATCATTTTGTATTAACTTATTCCATCTTCGATTATTCCAACTGTAAGTATATGTTCCAGCTTTAAAATCTTTTATTGTAAATAAATCTATACAATCAAGGTATATTAATAATTCTAATTCACTATCTGTTAAATCATTATTCTTACACGCCCATTTACGTATTATTCGATAGTGTTTCATTAAATTTAAATCTTTAACATCTTGAGCACTTAATCTCATAATACAACTACAATGTCTTGAGCTTTTATAACACGATAACTTTTTTTATCTATTTCAATTTTATGTCCAGCATGTCTATCAAAGTATATTTTATCATCTTTTTTTAGACCAACCACTTCTTCTCCAATTGAAACTATATCAGCTTGTACATATCTTATATCTTCTCGCTGATTTTCCGCAAGAAGTAAACCACCTTTAGTTTTAGTGGTTCCTTCTTTTTTTATGTTTATTATTAAATTTTTACCTACTGCTCTCATCAATTCTAATATTATTGATTACACAATCAGTTGATAATATAGTAGTTGCTACTGAAGCTGCATTTTTAAGAGCGCTTTTTGTGACTAATAATGGATCTATAATTCCGTTATCAATCATTTGTACCATATTTCCTGTAACAACATCAAACCCTAGTCCGTCTTTTTCTGGTGTAGAAATAGCATGACCAGCGTTTTCTAGTATTGTCCTATATGGTGACAATATTGATTTAAGTAGTACTTTTTCGCCTATATTTTTTTCTTCTATATTTGAACAAGCATTAAGTAAAGCTATACCTCCACCAGGAACAATCCCTTCCTTTATCGCAGCTTTAGTAGCACATATAGCGTCTTCAACTCTGTCTTGCTTTTCTTTTAATTCAATATCAGAATTAGCGCCTATTTTTACTATTGCAATTTTTGCAGCCAACATAGCTAGTCTTTTTTCTAGTTTAACTATATCGTTAGCTGTATTTTTTTGTAATAATTTACTTTTAATATCTTTAATAATGTCTTTTACTTCATTAGATGTTTCTTCTATTTGTATAATAGTTTCTTGATCTGTTGTAATACTTTTCACGCATTTACCTAGATATTCTATTCTTATCAAATCTAAATCATCACCTAGATCTTCATTTATTACTGTAGCATTTGTTAATAAAGATAAATCATCTAATAATTGTTTTCTATTAACCCCAAAGGTTGGAGCGTCAATTACATTTATTTTAATATTACCTTTTATTTTGTTCATAGCTAGAGCTGATAAAACACCTTTTTCTACATCGCCTATAATAAGCAAAGGTTTGTTGTTTTTTATTACGTACTCTAGCACAGTTTGAACTTGTCTAATAGAATCTATTTTTGACTCTACTAACAATACTAAAGGATTTTCTAACTCTGCTGATTGATTTTCAACATTAGTTATAAAATGTCTATTAGTTATACCTTTATTATATTGTGCTCCTTCTACTATTTTAATTTCTGTCTTACCTACAGGTGATGGTTCCATCATTACTACACCTGTAAGATCTACTGCTCTAAAAGCATCAGCTATTAATTTACCTAAATAAGGATCATTATTAGTTGATATTGTAGCTATGTTATCAATCATATCTCCTTCTACTGAAACAGATATTGATTCTAAATATTTTACAACTTTCTCAACAGCTGAGTTAATTCCGTTTTTTAATTCACGAGAATTATTTTTATCTACTACTTTATAAGCTTCTTCTAGTATTGCATGTGCAATTACGGTAGCTGTTGTAGTTCCATCTCCTGCTTGTTGAACTGTTTTACGGGCTGCTTCTTTTAAAAGAGTAGCTCCCATGTTTTCTACTGGGTCTAACAAAATTACTGAATTAGCTACAGTCACTCCATCTTTTGTTATTAATGGGTTACCTTGTGCATCTTCAAGAAGTACACATTTACCGCTAGCTCCAAGGGTGGAGCTAACAGCTTGTGTAAGTTTTGTTATACCTTTAAATACTTGTTCTCTGGCATCATTGCCAAAGTTTAGGTTTTTTACTATCATTAGATTAAATTAGATTAAATTATTATTCAAAGGTTTTAACGACTTTAGGTCCGTTTACAAACTCTAGTTTTTTAGCGTAATGAGCAATTGATGAATCAATAGCTTGTTCTGCTCCTTCTAAAGTTTCACGTCTAGTAATGTCGTTCCAAGTATCGTTTTTTAGATCTTGGTATTCGGTTTGATAAAAACCATTTGGTAATTGCACAATTCTCCAGTTTTTCTTCTGAGCTAAATGCTTCCAAAGGTCTTTGGTTTCTTGTGTGATTTGTGGTTGACTATTCCACGAACTAGTCTGGTAATAAAATGTCATAGGTTTTTGGTTTTAAGTTAGACATTGGTTGATGCTCTTACCGAGCAGGTTTATTAATATAGTAGCTCGTCTATTTCCCAAGATGTAATAGTTACTCCTTCTGGTAATGTAACTATTGATTCTCCAGATCCATTATTAGACAATATAGCGTCTATAAAAGATTTATTTAGTAAATTTTTATCTGTACTACCACTTACGTTAAACTTATAAGCAGCGTAACTACCTAATGCTGCAGCTCCATTACTAGGTCCACTTGAACTATTAACTATTATGAATATAGCGTTGTTACCTCCGTAAGCAGTGTCTGTTGCTCCAAGGCATTCTATAGGGAAATTAAAATCTCCAGCTGTTACGTCTCCGAAGTTACTAGCTCCAATTGTACCGCCTCCAACACTTGTTATTTTTATTGATGCTTTCATTGTTTATTATTTATTATTTATTGTTAATTAAGCTGAAAATTCTATTACAGAAATATCACCTGGTACTTCAAAAGTTCCTACACCTGGATTTGAATTATATAGAACATCGTCTAAAATTTTTTTAGCGTTTGTAGCAGTTGCTACATCTAAATATTCTATAATCATAGCTGCGTTTTTACCTGTTTTTAGTGGTATGCCAAGAAATTCATCACCATTTCCAGCAGGGTAATCCTGTACTACTGGTCCAGCTATCATATCGACATTTAAAATTCTACCTCTATAATCTCCAGTTCCAGCTGGATTAAATTTTATAAATTGATTCATAGTTTTAATTATTATTGTTAATGTTGTTATTATTGTTATTATTATTATTACTTATTTTTTTATTTTTTTACTATGTTAGTCTTATTCTTAAAGCGCCTGCTTTATGGTATATACCTCCGACAGGTATTCCAGCGGCTGCGGCTGCAGCGTCGTCTACGAAGTCAAAGAATTCCGCAACGCTTGGCATAATTATTCTGGGGTTTTGAGTTTCACCGCCTGATCTTGTTACACCACCTTCTGTTATTATTATAGCGTTACTACTTGTTACTGTTCCAACACTTAATACTAATTTAGTGTTACCTAAACCGTTAGCATAATCAGTTGCTGGATAACCTGAGGTATCGTTTCTAAAACCTAAAACCATATTACCATCTTGACCAGTAATTCCGTTACCAATCATAAACACACCATTTGCAGTTGCATCAGCTAAAGTATTAGATTCTCCTATAGCAAATACATTATCTGCACCATTAGCAGTATTGCCAAAACCTAATACCATTGCGTTTTGATCTGTTGTTATTACATTACTACCACCAGCAACAAAGCTAGCAAAAGATCCTGTCAAACTATTATTTAATCCTAAAACTTGAGATCTTACTGTTGTGCCACCTGGAATACCTGTTCCATCTATAGTATTACCTTGACCTACAACAAATGATGCTGATGCGCCATTAGTTATTGCATTACCTAAACCAAAAGCTACCGCATGATCTGAGTTAGTTAATATTTGATTATTATTTCCTACAGCTAAACAATTATCAGAACCTGATACAATATCATTATTACCTGCTCCAATTACTACTGATGTGTTATCAACTTGTACGCCTGATGGGTTATTAGATACCACAACCCCATTTCTAAACCAAGCTGCTGGAGAAGTGTCTGTAGAAGTACCTACATCTAACGTCGCGCCTGTTGGGTCGTTGCTTCTACCTACAGCAAGCTTTGATTCAAATCTAAAACCACCTGATTTATAAAAACCACCATTTAGACTATCTGATTTAAAATCAAAACCTGTAGACGTAGATGAGGAAAAAGCAGATTGTCCAAAATTATAAATATTTGTACCTACTTCCACCTGAACTTTTGTTAAAGCTGAATCATAACTAATTGGTGAATTTCCTAAAACACCGTTAGGTCCATCTGTCCATATTGGTAAAGCATCAGTTTTACCTGTTCCAGTTACTGTACCACCGCTTGGTGGTATTAAAGCAGCTATAATATTGGTTAAACTATCCAATGACACCGATCTAGTTGGTCTTCCTTCTTCTTGCATCTTGCTAACAAGAAACAAATCTTTGCCTTCCAAAACTGTTGTTTGTGGATATGTATATATTATTGCCATGTTTATTTTGTTTTATTAGTTTCCAAGATACACTACTTGAGTAACGTTTACAGGGAATGGAATTATACGTGCCGCTGGGTTTGATTCTATAGCTTGTTGAAAAGCATCTAATAATGTAGAAGGTCCAGGTTGTCCAGCATCTATACCACTAAAAGTCATAACACCTGAAGAAGAGTCGTATTCTTCGTATGAGATGATAGCGTTTGTTGCCGAGCCGAATTGTATAATGGATGCCTCGCTTAAGTTAACTAAACTAGTTCCGTTAACGTTGTTTGACATTGGGTTTACTTTTAAAAATTGTGCCATGTTTTTATTATTAAGGGTTTGTTATAGTAGCATCAATTACAAATGTTCCATCTACTGCTATACTTTTAAGAACAGCGTTGAAATCTACAACAGTTCCAGGAGTTAAAATTGCAGTTTCTATAGCTTTATTCATAGCTTCTGTAACTGGAAATCCTGTACTAGCCGCAGGTATATTAACATCTAATTCTAATTGAATAACATCTGGTGGATCTGTTAAGTTAGATTTTGATTGAGTAAAAGATACACGCGTAAAAGCGGGATCTCCACTGTCTGATTGTACTGAAACTATTTTTTCGGGATTTATAAGAAACCCAACGCCAGTAGCATTATCAATATTAGATTGATTTTGTATTCTTATGAAACTTGCCATATTTGTTATTTTAATATTGTTTGTATATTATATATACTTACAGATAATAAGAGAGTTTTACATAAACAGTGACATTAGGGTACTACTATACTATTATAACTACCTATTGTCACTAAATTAAAAAATCGTTACAAATAGAGAGGGGTGGTGTTCCCCCTCTACTTTTTTTTTGCTTTTTCTCTGTAAATTTAGCTTTTTTTTGCCAACCCTACCCTTTTTTAACACTTTTGACTTATTACTTTTCAACTTTTTACAGACAAAACAACTTTACATTTGGATAATAATAATGTAACTAATAAAAAATAATACTATGTTAAATAAACTATTCAAAATTCACACTAAATTCTTACAATTACTAATACTATTCACATTACCACAAGTAATATATCATGTCGTAATGTCATGACAATGTGACACTTTGTCTAAAGCTTTCAATACATTTTATACATATAAACATTTATACACTTGTAAACTTTACAGACAAATAATGTAACTAACTGGATAATAACTATATAATAACTAAATAAATAATAATAACTATGTCAACTTTAAA